GGTTACAAAGGTTCCAGCGCATTCGATGCTGGTCTCTTCTACTGCCCATACGTTCCACTACAGATGGTTCGCGCAGTCGGCGAGAATACCTTCCAGCCCAAAATCGGGTTCAAAACTCGTTACGGAATGGTTGCCAATCCTTTTGCTACCACTGGTGCAGACGGTACGATTACCTTCAATCAGAAGAATATCTACTACCGTATCGTCACTATTGCTAACCTAATGTAATAACGATAATAATCGTTAGGTTGAAATTAGAGGGGGCTTCGGTCCCCTCTTTTTTTATTTTCTAAACATATAAATAGTATATGATGTGGATTAGAAAACATATAGTAACGCTTGACGTTTTATACTACATGCCAGATTACTCTGAAATTGTTCAAGAGTTTATTTGGCAAACGAATGATATTACTCCAGAATTACCAAAAGTACATAAGTTTTTAAATTACTGGAAGAATAACATCGAAGCGGTTATCAAAGAAGTAAAGGTTAGTTATACAGAACATAATGATTTCAACGTCATCAGAGAGATAAAATATGGCATTAGACACTATCATCAGCGTACTCTTAGACGACGCTAATCTTACAACAAACATAAATTTTCTATCGCCATTAGGTTTTAGATTTCAGTTAACACGAGCACCGAACGTCGAGTATTTCTGTCAATCTGCAACATTACCTACAATCTCTATGGTTGAGATTTTACAACCTAATCCTCTTGCTCAGTTAACAAGACCAGGAGATAGGATTACCTATGAACCATTCAGCATTCGGTTTCGTGTAGACGAAGAAATGAAAAATTATCTCGAAATCCACAACTGGATTATTGGATTAGGACATCCCGACAATTTAAATCAATACAAAACTTTGAATCAAGGAGCAGGAATCTATTCCGACGGATCTCTTGTAATTCTTTCTTCTAATAACAATCCCAAGGTTCGTATTGGTTTTGAAAACTTATTTCCGCTATCTCTCTCGCCACTTACCTTTGATACCACGCAAACAGACATCGAGTATCTGGAAGCCGAAGTTACTTTCAGATATCGTAAATTTACAGTAGAAGTTCTATAAAAGTATTTACTTCTTTTTGTTTACACGTTATAATGCGTATGTCGCTTTTGAATATGGATTAAGTTATGAAGTTAGATGATATTATTGCTATGTGGCAAGAAGACTGTAGAATAGATGAGACTGAGTTATCTAGAGAAAGTCTTAATGTTCCTATTTTACATAGTAAGTATTTACAACACTATTCTCAATCGCGATTGAAACTTCGTGCAATGCGTATGAAGCAAAAACAGTTGCAACAGAGATTAATGGATTACTATCGCGGTGATTTAAATAATCCAGAAGACTTGGCTGAATTAGGTAGAGAGCCATATCCTTTTAAGAGATTAAAACAAGATATAAATTATTATGTAGACTCTGACGATGAAATGGTTGCATTGAATACTAAACTTGCATTGCAACAAGAACTCGTAGATGTACTTGAAGAAATTATGAAATCAATTAATACACGAGGATATACAATAAAGAATAGTATTGACTTTTTAAGGTTTACTAGTGGAGGTTAATATAGTATAATATAATATGAAAGGAGTGATGTGATGAAAAACAATAATGAACAAAAATGCATGGAACACTTCAAATCTTTTATTAGAACCAAATAAAATACGTGGTAATGTTTTGATAGTTTCGAAAGAGAATGAAGTTTATATGAAGGTTGATGCAGAACCTGTTATTCGACAGGAGCTGACAGACTTCTTTTCATTTACGGTACCTGGTGCTAAGTTTATGCCGGCGTATCGTAATCGTGTCTGGGATGGCAAGATGCGTTTGTATAACGCAATGACAAAGGAACTGTATCTAGGTCTTTTACCTTATATTGAAAAGTTTGCAGAAGAACGTGACTATGAAATAGAAATTCAAGATAATCTAAATCTTGCAAATAACTTTTCTTTAAAAGAAGCGAATGACTTTGTTACTGGATTGAAAACAAAGTTCGAGTCTAGAGATTATCAGTTAGACTCTTTTACTTATTGCGTTAGAAACAATCGTGCATTAATCGTATCACCAACAGCATCAGGTAAGTCTTTTATTATTTGGTTGTTGTCGCAGTGGTATCAAAACGAACGTATGTTAATTATTGTTCCTACTACTTCTTTAGTGCATCAGATGAGATCGGACTTCATTGAGTATGGAACAAATCCGGATGATATTCATATCATTATGAGCGGTCAAGAGAAAGATGTAAAGGCGAAGATTACTGTATCAACTTGGCAATCAATCTATAAGATGAAGAAGCCATTCTTTTCGAAGTTTGATGTTGCAATTGGAGACGAGTGCCATTTATTCAAAGCGAAGTCACTCACTTCAATCATGACAAAATTGGTTGATTGTAAATATAGATTTGGATTTACTGGAACGCTTGATGGTACTAATTGTCACAAACTCGTATTGGAAGGTTTATTCGGTCAAGTCAAACAGTTTGTTAAAACGAAAGAGTTAATAGAGAAAAAGCATCTTGCTAATTTTAAGATAAAGTGTTGCGTCTTAAAATATCCCGAAGAAGAAGCAAAACTCATGCGCGGCGCTTCGTATCAAGACGAAATAGATTTTATCGTAAGTCATCAAAGACGCAATAAGTTTATATGTAATCTCACGATATCTTTATCAGGGAATACGTTATTACTCTTTCAATATGTAGAGAAACATGGAAAGATATTGTATGATGATATATCTCAGTATGATAGAGCTGCTGGAAATGAAAGAAAGGTGTTCTTCGTCTCAGGACAAACTTCAGCAGAAGACAGAGAAAATGTTCGGGCAATTACCGAAAAAGAAAAGAATGCAATTATCATTGCCTCGTATGGTACTTTTAGTACTGGTATCAATATTCGCAATTTGCATAATATTATTTTTAGTTCCCCTTCTAAATCTCGTATTCGTAACCTTCAATCTATTGGTCGTGGCTTGCGTTTGGGTGATTCTAAAACTTCAGCTTGTCTTTATGATATTTCTGACGATCTTAGGTATAAAAAGAACAATAACTATACGTTGAATCATTTTGCCGAAAGAATTAAAACATACAACGAAGAAGAGTTTGATTATAAAATTTATAACATAAACCTGTAAAAGGTATTTACAAATGTCACAAAACATATTATACTTAAAATTAGTTACGGGGGAAAATATTATTGCGGATGTTGATCAAAATGATGAAGAGTTTTTGATTTTATATCAACCCTTAGAACTTCATGTAAAGAATGCATATCAAGGAGCAAGTGTAAACTTATCTAAGTGGATTCCCTTTACTTCTGAAGAAGAGTTCGTTTTGCCAAGTAAACATATATTACTAATAACAACTCCCTCAAAAGACATACTTGATTATTATTTTGAAGGAATAGAAACTCTTCTTAGATATAAGAATGAAGAAAAAACACCGAGGGATGAATTGGAAGAGTTACTTGCTATGTATCAAAGATATGCAAACACAAATACAATGGTGCACTGATGTCAAATAAAACAAAACAACATTATGTAAATAACAAAGATTTTTTAGCAGCGATGATAGAATTCAAAGATTCTGTTTATGCTGCTAAACAAAATGGAGAAAAAAGACCACCAGTAACACGTTATATTGGTGAGTGTTTAATGAAGATTGCGGTTCATCTCAGTTATAAACCAAACTTCATTAATTACACGTTTAAAGAAGATATGATTAGTGATGGTATTGAAAACTGTCTTCAGTATATTGATAACTTCAATCCTGAAAAATCAAACAATCCGTTCGCGTACTTCACACAGATTATTTACTATGCCTTCTTAAGAAGAATCGCGAAAGAGAAAAAACATTTGTACACCAAGTATAAGTATATGGATGAAACGGGATATAATTTGAATTTACAAGAAGGTGATGATACTAATTACAACATCGAAGCTAGTAAATCAAAGGAGTGGAGTCGCGAACACATTGATGTCTTTATTGAAAACTTTGAAGAAACGAAAAGGAAGAAAAATCGTAATCAAGGTATTGATAAGATTATAGGCGATTAATAATGTTAATTGCTTTAATTACAGATACTCATTTCGGAGGAAAATCTGACAGTAAAGTTTTCACGAACTACATTAAAAAGTTCTATGACAATGTCTTTTTTCCTTATCTAGAAAAATACAATATACAAACCATTGTTCATCTTGGAGATATTGTAGATCGACGTAAGTTTATTAACTACGTTACTCTTCATGACTTTAAAAGAATTTTTGTTAATAGATGTGTTGAAAATGGTAGAGAACTTATTGGTATTGTTGGTAATCATGACATACCATATCGCAACACAAATGAAGTGAATGCGATGAATGAGTTATTCAACCATTCAAACGTAACATTTTTTGATTCGCCGACAGAGTATGACTTTGATGGTTGTAAGATTGCTTTGCTTCCCTGGATAAACAATACTAACTATGCAGAATCCATGGAGTTTGTAAAGAATACTTCAGCGCATATTTTGTTTGGTCATTTAGACTTGGCTGGGTTTGAAATGCATATGGGCATGAAGAGTTATGATGGCATGCAACCAGAACTATTTTCGAAGTTCGATATGGTTTGTTCAGGTCACTTTCATCACAAATCATCAAGTGGCAATATTCATTATCTTGGTTGCCCATATGAAATGTTTTGGAATGATTATAATGATCAGCGAGGA